CGTTCCCGACGATCGAATGGCCCAACGGCTATTATTTCTCGACGGGCATCGCCTACGCCATCACCACTGGCTCCGCTGATGCCGACACTGGCGCTGTCGCTGCCGGCGACGTGATCGGCCTGAACCTCAATTATTCATAGGAGCCGGACATGGCACTTTGGCTGATCATGAACGCAAAGGGTGTGACCCAGGCCGAGCAGTTCGATGATGGCCTGGCGTTCATGCCTGGCGAGGACGGCTATTCGACGGATGGCGTATCTGCGCATGCAGCATCGCTGGGCAAGGGATACAGCTTCAGCTTGATCGGCGTGCCCAACTGGCACGCGAGGATCGAGGCCGAGCAGAAAGAGGCGGACGAGGCCGCACAAGCTGCCGCAGCCGCCGAAGCTGAAGCGGCACAGGCCGCCGCAAATGCTGCAGCCCGGGCGGCAGAAGAAGCCGATCGCGCCGCCGCTGATGATGCCCGCAAGGCTGCGGCGCAGGCACGTATCGCCGAACTCCTCGACCCAGCCGGCGCTGCCAAGGCGCGGGCGATCGCGGCCATTCAGGGCGAGCATGCCGAACTCGTGGCATTCGCCAGCCCAGCCGACAAGAAGGCATTGGCGAAAGTGCTGGATGCCCGACTGGCGGCGCTCGATGAGCTTTCCGAGTTCGAATAACCATGCCAGTCCTCGAAGACGCCCGCCACGAACTGTTCTGTCAGGAGCGCGTGTCGGGTCGGTCGATCATAGATTCATATGTGGCAGCGGGTTTCAAGCGCGACACGGGCAACGCGACGGTGCTCAACGGGAAGCCACACATTCAGGAGCGCCTAGCCGAACTGAAAACGGCTGCTGCTGAGCGTGTTGAGATCACACAGGCCATGGTGCTGGCCGAACTGGGCAAGATTGGCTTCTCGGACATTCGCAAGCTGTTCACTGACGACGGCAAGCTCAAGCATGTGACGATGCTGGATGATGATGCTGCGGCGGCGATTCAGTCGATCGAAGTCGATACGGTCAAGCGGCGGAAGCTGAAGGACGGCGAGGAGCACGACGAAACCGAGATCGAGGGCACGATCAAGGTGAAGCTCTGGGACAAGCGGTCTGCCCTGGTCGATATCGGCAAGCACATCGGCATGTTCAAGGAAGGACTGCCCGAGCCGCCGCAGGTCAACATCAATATCAGCGATACCGAGTTGGCCCGACTTATCGCCTTTCAGCTTACCAAGGCATCGAAAGAATCCTGAAATCCCGCGCGCGTCGGGCCTGAACGCGCACCTCCCAAGCAACAAGCACAAAGCATGGAGTACCTTCAATGGTAGATATCCTCACGTCCATCCACGGTCGCCGTCTCGGCCTGAGCGCCGACGATCGTCTCGTCATGAACCGCAAGCAGGGCGGCCAGATCCTGTTGGGCGCGGCGCCGACCGTCACGGTCACCTCTACCCAGCTTCTCGCGCTGAACGCCACGCCGCAGACCATCGTTGCTGCGCCCGGTGCCGGTCTCGCGATCATCCCATCCCGCGTCGCGATCTACAAGCCGGCCGGTACGGCTTACGCGGGCATCGCAGCCGGCGAAGATCTGGTACTGAAATACACCAACGGGTCAGGCGCGCAGTGCTCCAGCGTGATCGAGACGACCGGCTTCCTCGATCAGGCAACGGCGCAGACCCGCGTCGCGCATGACCCTGGCTCTATGACGACCGTTGCTGGCGACTATGCGCCAGTGGCGAATGCCGCAGTCGTTCTTCACCTGCTCTCGGGCGAAATCACGACCGGCGACAGCCCGCTCTATGTACGGGTCTGGTACGACATCATCAACACGGTGTTCACGAGCTGATATGACGCTGCTCGATGAGATCACCGCAAAGCTCGGGGGGATGGACCCCGAAGAGCGCGCGGTTCTTGTCGAGCAGGTCGCTCCACTCAAGGAGCGGATGCGGTTTGTTCCGTTGCCGGGACCGCAGACAGAAGCCTATCTCTCGAAGGCCGATATCCTGCTCTACGGCGGGCAGGCGGGGGGTGGCAAATCCTATCTGCTGATGGGGCTCGCCTCGCAAGAGCATCAGAGCAGCATCATATTCCGCCGCGAGTCATCGCAGACCGACGGTCTTGAGAAGGCCGGCAAAGAGATAATCGGTGATAGTGCCCGATTCAACGGCACCGACAAGGAATGGCAGTGGGGCTCTGGGCTCCGCTCCCTGAAGCTCGCAGGCATGCAGATGCCCGGGGACTGGAACAAGCACGCAGGCCGCGAGCGCGACCTTATGGGGTTTGATGAGGCTGGCGAATTTCTTCGCGAGCAAGTCGCCTCTCTCATGGCATGGAACCGCGGGCCGGAGGGCCAGCGTTGCCGCATCATCCTCGCGTCCAATCCGCCCCGATCGGCTGACGGGTACTGGATGACGGAGTGGTTTGCTCCGTGGCTCGATATTCATCATCCCCTGTCAGCGGAACCGGGCGAATTGCGTTGGGCGGTCATGCTCGATGGCTCGTCCGGGCTCTATCCGCATTGGGTGGATGGACCGGATTCGGTCTATATGGTCGATGGAGAACGCCGCGAAGTCCTGTCGTTCACTTTCATCCCCGCATCGCTGAAAGACAACCCGTACCGCGACACGCCGGAGTATCGCGCCAAGATCGATAGTCTTCCGGAGCCGCTGCGATCGCAGTTGAAGTACGGTGATTTCGGCGCAGGCGTTCAGGACGATCTAAACCAGTGCATCCCGACCGAATGGGTGAAAGAGGCTCAGCACCGCTGGCGGGAGAACAGGCCAGTCGGCATCCCGATGTGCGCGATGGGGGTCGATGTAGCGCAGGGCGGGACCGACCAGACCGTCATCGCCTTTCGTTATGATGACTGGTTCGACATTCTGCCCGCTATCCCCGGCGCTGAGACGCCGGGCGGTGCCGATGTCGCCGGCAAGGTCATCGCAAAGCGTCACGATGGCGCAAAGGTGATCGTGGATCTTGGCGGTGGCTGGGGCGGCGACGCGCTCATGCACCTGGTCAAGAACGGCGTCGATGCGATCGGTTACATGGGCGTGAAGGAATCCCACCGTCGTACGCCGGATAACCAGCTTCGGTTCGCAAACGTCCGGACCGAGGCTTATTGGGCACTTCGGGTCGCGCTGAATCCGTCACAAGTTGGGGGTGCGTCGATCGCGTTGCCCGATGATAAGGAATTGCTGGCCGATCTGACGGCCCCCACCTTCGAAACCCGCTCGGGCAAGGGCGGGATGGTGATTCACCTCGAACCCAAGGAAAAGCTCGTCAAGCGGCTCGGACGCTCCCCGGACAAGGGCGACGCGGTCGTGATGTGCTGGTGGGCTGGGGCTAAGGCAATCACCGACGCCGAGCAATGGCGGCAGGATCAAGTGGGCAGGCAGCACGGTCGGACGCCCAAAGTCATCATGCGGAGGAAATAGCCATGTCTACGGGCATAATCGGCGCTGGGCTCGGAAGCGGTCTATTCGGCCTGGCGGGTAAGGCGATCGGTAGCGCAATCACTCCCAAGCCTTCACCCGCGCCCAGCCCGGCCCCACCACCAGTCATGCCGAATGCGGACGACGCTAAGGTTGCGGCCGAACGCAAGCGCGCAATCGCGGCGATGCAGCAGCGCAGCGGCCGGGCGAGCACAATTCTCACCACCAATTCCGACACCTTGGGAGGCTGATATGGCAGCAGGACTTTTGGGCGGCCTGTTCGGCGGCGGCAAGAAAAGCTCGGCGGCAGCGCCCGCCAGTTCGGCAGCGCCATCGGGCCCGATCATCAAGCCGCTGGGCGCAAACGATCCGTTGCGGAAGGGCAAGAGTTCGTCGGGCGTACCGCTTCAAGACCGCCTCGCGACCATCCTCTCGGACAAGCTCGGGAATTAGGAATGGAGGTCAAAGCCCTGATCGAACGGGGCGACCAGCTTTTCAGTAAGCGTGGCACGCTGCTTTCGCTATGGCAGGATATCAGCGACCAGTTCTACCCCGAACGCGCCGACTTCACGGTAACGCGCACGCTCGGCGATGACTTTGCCGCGCACCTGTCCACCAGCACGCCAGTACTGAACCGCCGCGATCTGGGCAATTCGCTCGGGACGATGATGCGCCCGACGAACCTCGACTGGTTCCACATGCGGGCCGATCGGGAGGAATATGAGGATCAGCCGGCGAAGGCCTGGCTCGAATACGCGACCGGCATTCAGAAGCGCGCGATGTACGACCGTCGCTCGCTGTTCGTCCGCGCCTCGAAAGAGGGTGATCATGATATCGCGACCTTCGGTCAGTGCGTGAAAACGGTAGAGCTCAACCGCAACGCTGATGGCCTGCTGTATCGCTGCTGGCATCTTCGCGACGTGGCGTGGTGCGAGAACAGTGAGGGCAAGATTTGCACCGTCCACCGCAAGTGGAAGCCGACTGCGGCGGATCTGTGTGCGATCTTCCCGGGCAAGGTCCATCAGAAGATCGCGGAGTGCCTGATCGGCCCGAACAAGGAGCCTTATCGCGAATTTCAGGTCCGCCACATCGTCATGCCTGCGGAGGATTATGACGAGGATTATGTCGGCAAGGGCAAGAAGGTGCCCTATGTCGAAATGTTCATCGACGTCGATAATCAGCACATGATCGAGGCGACGGGCCTCTCGTATTTCAAGTACATCATCCCGCGCTGGCAGACGGTGTCGGGCTCGCAATATTCGTTCAGCCCGGCGACGATCTGCGGGCTTCCGGACGCACGCTTGCTCCAGGCGATGACGCGGACGCTTCTGGAGGCGGGGGAGAAGTTCACCAATCCGCCGATGGTCGCCGTTCAAGAAGCGATCCGCGGCGACATTTCAATCTATGCTGGTGGCATCACATGGGTCGATGCGGCCTATGATGAGAAAATGGGTGAGGTTTTGCGGCCTCTCACGCAGGATAAGTCGGGCGTTCCGATCGGGATGGATCTTACCCGTGACGTAAAGCTCGGTTTGCAGGAAGCCTTTTTCCTCAACCGGCTAGCATTGCCAGAGCGCGGGCCGGAAATGACCGCCTATGAGGTTGGTGCCCGGGTTCAGGACTGGATTCGCCAAGCATCGCCGCTGTTCGAACCGTTGGAGGACGAAGACAATGGTGCGATCTGCGAAACGACGTTCGAACTGCTGATGGCGCACGGCACCTTCGGCCCGGCAGAGGATATCCCGCAGAGCATTCGCGGTCGCGAAATCGGGTTCCGCTTCGAATCCCCGCTGCATCAGGCTATCGAACGCCAGAAGAGCACTCAGTTCACAGAGGCGCTTGGATTGCTCGCGCAGGCCGCTCAGACGTCGCCAGAGGCGGCAGTGCAACTCGATGTTACCGGCGCCTTCCGCGATACGCTCCTGTCGATCGGCACGCCTGCCAAGTGGGTGCGCAGCGAGGAGCAGGTCCAGCAGGAGGTCGAAGCGGCGCAGCAGCAGAAAGAGGCCGCTGACGTGCTCGGTGCGCTCGGTGCCGGCGCTGACGTGGCACAGAAGATCGGGGATGCTGGGCGGTCGCTTGATCCTTCGCAGTCGATGGCGGCGTGATGGCTCGCTATTTCTCCGCTCCACGTCAGCCGCGTTCGGATTGGGACGATTGCTACCCGCTGATCCCTGACATTCACGTGCCGGAGCATCGCCCAATCGACACCGGCTTGGTCGATGTGCGCGGCGATCCGATCATGCGCGCGCCAAATCCGATGGGTTTCGGCCGGGATAACGAGTGGTGACGCGCGCAATCAAGCCACTTCTTCCATCAGCAGCAGATGCCCCGGCCGGCTTTAACATCGCCGCAGTCGCCGCTCTGAAGGCGGTTTATGGCGGCATCGCATCCGATCATCAGCAGAAGCTCGCAATGGACTGGATCATCAAGCAGGCCGCGCAGATCGGTGGCCAATCGTACCGCGCTGGCGACAGTCACGCCACCGCATTTCTTGAGGGCCGCAGGTTCGTGGGGGCGCAGATCCTCAGCCTGATCGGCATGGATATCAACGCACTGAAGGACGACACATAATGGCTTCTGCACCCGCCCCGACCATCATTGACGAACCGTCGCCCACTCCGACTCCCGCTCCATCCCCGACGCCCACACCCACGCCAGCGCCGACCCCGGCGCCAAGTCCTTCGCCAGCGCCCGCGAACGACCCGCCTGCTGCCGACCCTCCGGCCGGCGATCCGCCAGCCGACGACTGGCGAGCCCGCATCGCTGGCGACGATTCCAAGCTCGCCGGCTATCTCGCCCGCATCCCGTCCGAAAAGGCGCTCGCCGAACAGGTGAAACGCTACAACGACGACCTGAAAGCGGGTAAGCTTGTCAAGCCACTCCCCGAGAATCCGACCGACGAAGAACTGGCGGCCTATCGCAAGGCGCAAGGCGTGCCCGACAAGCCCGACGCCTATCTCGAATCGCTGCCCAACGGCCTCGTTGTCGGCGATGACGACAAGCCGTTCGTGGATCAGTTCCTTGGCAACATGCACAAGGCCGGCGCCCCTCCCGCAATGGTCAATGCGGCGCTCGAAACCTATTACAACATCGTTGAGGAGCAGATCGCGGCCCAATCTGAGGCAGCGAACGGGGCCAAGAATGCGAGCATCGAGGTGCTGCGCGAGGAGTGGGGCCCGGACTATCGCCGCAACCTGAACGTCATGACCAGCTATCTCCACACGCTTCCGCCCGCAGTCGCTGAGGCGTTCAAGTTCGGCAAGGGCGCTGACGGCCTGCCGCTTGGCTACAATGCCGACGTGCTTAAATGGCTGACGGCGCAGGCGATGGAGAGCAACCCGCTCGCAACCGTCGTCCCCGGTGCCGGCGCGAACCAGGCCAGCGCGATCAGCGAGGAAATCGCAGCGATTGAGGGGCTGATGCGCACCGACCGTGCCGCATACAACAAGGACGAGAAAAAGCAGGAACGTCTGCGCGAGCTCTACGCTGCCCGCGAGAAGCTTCCGAAGTAGCTTGACAACCCCGCAACGGGTATCCTAATACCGGCGATGCTGGCTCGGACCTTGTCCGCCCTGGCATCTACCGAAGCTCGTAGGCGAGCACACATCGCAGCCCCGTAGAGGGGGTCAAAGGTCCGCCCCGCAAGGCTCGGACCAAGATCCGCAAACCGGCCCTGTGAAATCTCAACCGATTTCATGGAGGCCGCAATGGCGGACACTGCATTTCAAATCCAATACCGGCAGGAATTCATCGCCGGATTCGAAGCTCGTCAGTCGCTCCTGCGTCAGTCCGTCACCACGGAAGCGGTGATCAAGGGCAATCAGGCGACGTTCCTCGTTGCCGACAGCGGTGGTGCTGCGGCTGTCACGCGCGGCGTCAACGGCATGATTCCGGCGCGCTCCGATAACCTTTCGCAGCCTGTCGCGACGCTCGCCGAATGGCACGATCTGGTCCGCAAGACTGGTTTCAACGTGTTCGCCTCGCAGGGCGATCAGCGCGCGATCATGCAGCAGACCACGATGGGCGTGATCAACCGCAAGGTCGATTCCGATATCATCACCGAACTGAACACGGCGACCAACGACACGGGCGCTGCGGTTCCGGCCACGCTCGGCATGGCGCTCTATGCGAAGACGATCCTCGGCAACAACGCGGTTCCCTTCGACGGCAATGTCTGGGCAGCGATCACGCCGGGTTTCGAGGCATATCTTCTGCAGGTTCCGGAGTTCGGCAAGGCCGATTATGTCACCATGAAGCCGCTCGATACCGGCGCGACTGCATGGAAGGACACGGTGGGCTTCTGGCGCTGGA